GATATTTCCAAATATATCCAAACGATAGTGAACCCCTTGTGGAGCAAGTTCCAGGTTGAAGTCCTGGGCTATGATCGTGACATGTTGACGACTGCAATCCCTGAGATTGCGAGGTGGATGGAGAGCGTTGAGGCTTATTCTTTTAAAGCTGCGTGTGATGACAAGATGAAGACGAAGGACGGAAGGTTTTTCATTGTCAATTTGTACAACCTTGGACACCAGTTGATGAAGAAGTTTCAACCCGCCTTGACGCCGGAGTACAGGTCAGCTATGCAGCGATGCTTAGTGATGGCCTCGAAGTTGAAGACCCATGTTGAGACCAATTTCCCCGAAGTGAAGAGTGTGAGAACAACCCCCTTAGGGTTGTGGCTTGTTGGAGAGTCCCAGATTGGAAAATCGAGGTTGCAATATCTGATTGCTACGCACTTGTGCGCGGTGGCAGGTATCAAAGATCTTAAGAACCAGATTTACATGAGGAACACTTCACAAGAGTTTTGGGATGCCTACAATGGACAGTTTGTTTGTGTGTTTGATGATTTTGGACAACAGAAAGATGCTGTAGGCAACCCGAACCTCGAGTTCATGGAGATCATTCGATCGATCGGCCCCTTTCCCTTTCCATTGCACATGGCTGACATTAGCGAGAAGAGCTCCGCCAGATTCACATCTGGCGTGGTTATGTGTAGCACGAACAACCGTTTTTTGAAAGTTGAATCCTTGACTTACGATGACGCTGTTTGGAACCGATTTCCCCAATCTTGGATTGTAGAGTTGAAAGATGAATTCAAGATTGAGGAAGTTGGACCCGACGGCAAGAGAAGAACCCGATTGGACATTCCGAAGGCCCGTGCTGCTCAACCCGGAGCAGAGATCAACCCCCACATTTACACTTTTAAGAAGTTTGATGCAAGAGCCCGTCTCAACAGAAATGCTGAGACTGGAGAAGTGTATGAGTGGGAGCAGTTCATTGAAGCTTTGGAGGAAGATTTGAAAGGTCGCATGAAAGATGGCGACGCGCTTGATGGATGGCTTGATGAGTATGCTAGTGCTTTGTGCAAGGAGAAAGGTTATGCTCAGATTGGTACTGAAGACATCATGCGAGTTTTCGCACAGGCAGGATCTGACCCAGTTGTAGCCCCTAAGCATAGCTTAGGCGAGTTCCTGGATTGGATTTGTGCCTTGGAGAAGAACCCCATTGACGGAGACGACGATCGTTGTAGCCGATACAGCATTATCGCTACTTTTGAGAAAGCTGAGATGGAAGGTGATCCGTACAAGACCAATTTGGCCGGATACAAACCTTTCATGATGGACGAGGACGTGTTTCGACTTTTGCTTATAGCCTTCATGAGAGAGAAGGATGGCTTTAAGTCCAAAGTTGAGACGAGATTGAAGATGTGTAAAGCTGTGTGCGACGATGCCTACGAGAAGCTGCCGGAGATTGTGAGATCCGTGTTCACGACTGTCAAAAGTTATGTGCAAGGATTTGTGAATGGAGTGTTTTCCTTTGCTAAGGAGAATAAAGTGTTAGCTGCTTTGATGATTGGCGTGCCAGCGTTGATTGCGTTGGTGAGGAG